ACCTGGGAACATCCGTTACGGTGACTTCACAGCACTACCAAGCGACCTCAGGGGATTCCTGGAAATGGCGAGATCCATCGACGCCAACAGACAAACACTGCGGCCGGAACTGCGGGAAATACCTGTCGAAGAACTTGTGACGTTGTCGGTTTGTTGTTGATGGTGTCGGTTGCGCGTGTGCGCTCTTTGAAAGCTTTTGAAATTTTCATCGTTCAGTTACCTCTGAGTTGTCGGAAGATCATGAGTAGTTCTTTTATCAGTCCAGTGGCCTTGCCGCCTTCTCCGATGTCTTTGAACCATTCGGCGGTAGCCTGGGCTTCTGGAACTGCAAGTTCGTTCAGTCGTCGTTGCGCCTTGGCGGAGTTGGTCTGTTCTTTCCCGAGCTCGGTGGAAGTCTTGGATGCATCCATGAGCAGCGGAAGCATTTTGTAGATTTGATCCGCTTGCGCTTCAGTGAGTTTCCCTTGCGAGATGTATTGCATTACGCGTTGGCGCGCTTCGTTCATCACATACATTTCTCTCGCCGGCGCGTTGACTGCGACCTCTCTGGCTGTCACTCCCTCCTGTGTGGTTTTGAATGCGTTTGCCCTGGTGAGCTCGATATTCGCTTGTGCCTGTTGTATCGCCAGGACGTTTGCGGCTTTGGATGCCGCTGAAAATGCGCCGCTCCATTCCGGTACTGGGTTCACGTTAGCCGCGGAGTTGGTTGGCGTAGACGCCCCGCCCTGGTTGAAGGCAACCATGGGATTGATGCCCGCGGCTTTCATGTCTGCCACGCCTCGTTGCCAGGCGGTGTTCGACATGTGTTCTTCCCATTCTCGGTTCTCTCGATTGAGCTCGATGTTCCGTTTGTTGGCTTTCTTGGCCTCTCTGGCGCTGAAGAGATTTCCTCCGATGGAGAAGCCGCCTTGGATAGCGGCTTGTCCTCCTGCTGATCCTAGGAATGATCCGAATCCGGTGGATCCAGCCGCAGCTGCGGGTACTGCTGCCATGTATTTCTCCTAGAAGCGTGTGATACCAGGAATGCCGTATGCAGGCATCATCCTGGTGACTACGTTGTCGTGCAGGATGTCCATGATGATCTGGCACGCCCAGTTGTCATCTGTTTGAGTCGCGAGTGCGCGACTAAGAGTTTCTTGCGTTTTGTCTTGAATGAATGAGTCATTCAGTGATGGTTCGGTTGCGAATTTCTCCGCCAGGTGCCACCAGTCCATGGGTTGTGCCGCGGTAGACCGCAGTGGCCCCGTGATCTCATTCGGCAGTGCTCGGTATTCCCATGCTCTTTCCTGGTATCCCCAGGTGAGGTTTGATGGCACGGTGTTGGTCGGAAAGTAGATTTCCGTGGTGTTGACCGCTTGCTCTCCCAGCTCTGCGAATTCCGGGAAGTAGAAGTCGTAGCGTAAGCGTCTTCCCCAGTGTTTGCGTAGCCCTTGCTGGTAGGTAGGTGTTGAACGCACTACTGCCACTCCGATGATGTATCCGTGTTCCTTCACCGAGTAGGTGAATGATTTCTTGGTAGCAGACGCATGCATTTCTGCACCGAGGTTTCCGATAGGTGCTGCGTTGGGTCCCGGGTCTGCAGAGTAACTGGCGGTTTGTGCGATGGGTTTGACCGCGATCGGTATCCGTGATCCACCTAGGTATTCCGGTCTTTGCATCGGTCCAGGATGCGACACGTTCCAGTGCGACATGAGTTGTTCGGCGTAGCGTGATCCTCCCCTGGCATCCCGCTCCAGCAGTTTCTGTATTTGAGCCGCAAGGCGGATACTGTTGAGTGTCGCTGCCGTCGCCAGGCTAAGGTCCGTGATCAGTCCCGTGTTGCTGCCGAATTGGAGTCCGGTGCTGGTAGATCCCGCGGCGCCTCCGGTCCATTGCACGCCGGTGTTTCCGCTCGTGGTTTTGATCGAGCTTTGAGTTGCTGGTCCAGGCCAGGTGGCTCCTCCTCCTGTGAAGAGGGGTATGGTTCCGTCGCTGATGACGGGTGCACTGGTTCCCAGGGGAAGGGATACGGCTGTTCCCTTCTGTGGCCACGGCAGTGATGTGGTGAATTGGTCGTGTCGTTTGCACACACGTAGTGGCATGCCGTCCCAGCCAGTTCCGTTGGTCAGGTCAGACCAGGCATGGTCTACCCCATTGGCGACCAGGAGGTCGTAGGGCGCTTGCAGATTCTGGTCACGGAAGTATTCGTTGTAGATTGTCAGATACCCCAGGAAGGGGTATGCGATGAATGTTGGTTTGACCGTGTAGTCACCGATAGGTATTCCGAAGTGATCCGCAACCGTTCCGATTTCAATAGGGTAAGTACCGGTGTCAACCGGTGGCGATATCGTTGGCACTGTCTGCGGCGATGCGAATGGGTTGCCGTCTGGTGCTCCGGTAATGATGTTTCCCCAGCCGCTGGTTGCGGCGTCGAATGTTTGCCTGGAAAGGATCCGGTTAGGGATCATGAAGTAGAACGTCTCCAGGTCCATGTCATCCATGATGGGTGCGATGGGTGTTGCGAGTCGTACTGACGTATGTTCGGTGTGTTGCCAGACATCTCCTGGTAGAACCTCCTCGCACATGATGGGTACCAGTTCGCTCGCGTTGAATCCCATCTTTCTCGTCTGTGGCAGATTCATTTTGGAGCGCGGTAATTGCGCGTCCGGTGTCATTGAGAAGTTGTGCTGTTGAGCTGTTCGATTCCTGAACATGCGATTTCTCCTGCGTGCGTGGTCACGCTGTTTTTGATTGTCCACGGGTTATTCACATGTTTCATGTGAATAACCGGTGGGCAATGTGTTCTTGCATCTGACGAGCGCCTATGGCGCACGTCGTCAGATGCTCTTTTTCTTGTTCTTCGCGCGTGCGCGCGCGACTTCCGCGCGTGCGTGCGCGGTTTCTGGTGTATCTCTAGTAACGCTATCATTTCTTTTCTCCTTCATTTTGTCGTATAGCTGTTTGTCTTTCTTCTCAAGCAATCGGTCGTAGTATTTAGGTGGTTTTTGTCGGCGTCCATTCATGATTACGTGATCGTGGTCGATCACACCTTGGTGCCATAGTTCCCACCATCTTTTACCGATTGCCGGTTTAGTGGATACGAATGCTCGTGGCTGAACGAGCGGTATCAGTTCTCCCGTGACTTCATCGACGCGCACATATTGCTGTTTGGCGCGTAGTTTCTTCGTCACGTAGCTGGCGGTGTATTGCGCGCTCTCGAATGTGAGCGCGCCGATGGACACATAGCCGTGTCCCCATAGCTTCGCGAGCTCCTGGCTGGTCCAGAGCACGGTTGGTGACGTGCGGATAATTTGCATTTTTTCTGTGAATGCGTGTCCGAACATCGCGAAGTGATAGTGAGGTCTGTTGGATTTGTCGCCGTATTCTCCGACCAGGTAGTAGGAGATTTTTCGGCCGTATTTGCGTAGTACGTATTTCCGTGCCCTGTGCACGAAGTCGTGAGTATGAGCGTAGTTAAGTGTAGGCGTGCCTTCGATAGTAGGCAGGAATTTGTCGTCGTAAGTAAGCGTGCCGAAGCACGCTTCATCATGGAGTGTTTGCTCGTGGGTCAGTCGTACTGCCCACTGCCTGGCTTGTTCTTCTCTGCATAAAATGCAGCTTCCGCAGGGTATTTCGATTTTGGCCGCGGCGCGGCCGTCTGTTGGTGGTGTCCAATAAAGAGGCCCGCCATTGGCGGGCCTATAGGCGGTCTTGGGCTTCTCGCAAGCCATCAGAACCGCTGTCCGCCTCGCGGCATCGTGCGTGGCTGATTGATCGCACGTGTCCGCTGTGCGGTCTTGTTGAATTTGCGCGAATGATTTCGCGCGCTGATGTTACGTCTCATGTCAACTCCTGTTGTGGCAGTGATTAGCCCGGGCAGCTTTAGGCTACCCGGGCTGCGGGCCCCTCGTCTACTAGATTAAGAGGGGCTAGGTGGGACATGCTGCCTAGTGCAGCTATTGTCCCTCCTTTAAGGCTTCCTGCAGATCACGGATGTGACGCAGGAGCCTTGTCTTTTTGTTCGCCCAGGCCGTTTTGTACAGCTTCGGGGCGGTTGCCGTCGCCGGCGTGGCCAGGTGCCGCTCCAATGTCCCCTGGGCGATTCGTAGCCGGTCGTGGAGCGTTTGCCGCTCCGGGTCTGGTGGGCTCCCGTCGAGCTCTAACCAAGGTATTGACGTCGGCGAGGAATTCCCGGTCCGGGACGATGTGCCCGTCTTTTTCGACTCTAGCGAGACGCCAGAGCTCGAAGTGGTGCGGCGCTTGTGTGATGGCATCGGACATCTCTCCTGAAACGTGGGTGGATACCGCCTGGAGGGCGTTTTGGTCTGTGGCTTGAGTGACCGGGTCCAGGAAGTAGTCCAGGAAGCGGTCCCGTAGTGCGTAGATCTTCATTTCTTCTCCTCAGTTTTTGGCGTTTCGGTCTTCGGTTGTTCAACCGAATCTTTCTTCGCCGGGTTGAGTATGGCTTGAATGTCGTAGTTTGACAACGTCACAAGTTCTTCGACAGGTATTTCCCGCAGTTCCGGCGGAAGTGTTTGTCTGTTGGCGTCGATGGATCTCGCCATTTCCAGGAATCCCCTGAGGTCGCTTGGTAGTGCTGTGAAGTCACCGTAACGGATGTTCCCAGGTCCAGGGGGTATCTGTCCGGTCTTGAGGAATTTACCGATGATCTTGTTAGTGTCGGTGTCTGCCGCTTGTGATTGGTCGGTCATAGTCGGTTTGTTGTTGATGGTGTCGGTTGCGCGTGTGCGCTCTTTGAAAGCTTTTGAAATTTTCATCGTTCAGTTACCTCTGAGTTGT